CGACGATCTGCGGCGTCTTCTGAAGGAAGAGGGCGAGAAGAACCGCCGGCTGGCGGACCGGGCATCGGCGGCGGAGCAGGGGCGTGCAGCGGCGGAGCGATCGGCGGCGGAAGCGCGCGGGAGTGCGAGCCAGGCGGCGGAGGGACGCTGGACGGCGGAGGAGGCGTCGCTGAACGAGACGTTGCGCGCGGCGGAGGCGGAGGAAGAGGCGTTGACGGCGCAGATCGCGGCGGCGCAGGAGGCTGGGGACTACAAGGCGGCGTCTGCGGCGTACAACAAGCTGGCGCGGGTTGGTGGGCAGATTGCGCTGGTGGAGCAGAAGCAGGCGTGGCTAAAGGATGCGCGGGCGATGCACGCGCAGCAGGTGGAACAGCAGCGGGCTCAGCCGCAGCGGGAGGTCCGGGGGCAGGTCGATATGTCGACGTTCTCGCCGAAGCAGCGGGAGTGGATCGACCAGCATGACGAGTATTTGAGTGATCCGAACTATCGGAATCGAGTGGCGTCGGCGCATTTTGCGGCGGTGTCGGAGGGGATCAGGGTCGACAGCCCGGAGTATTTCGAGGCGATCGACGGGTTTTTGGGAATCAACGAGCGGCATGATCCAGCGCCACGGCAGCGGGCGGCGGCGGAGCAGTATGGTCAGGAGGAAGACCTTGATGAAGCGTATCAGCAGCCTTCGCCTCGGCGGGAGAGCCCGGCGATGCCGGTGACGCGCCGGGCGCCTGGCGGGCAGCAACAGGCGAGGGCTGGGGCGTTGCCTCGGCTGAGCGAGGACCAGATCGAGATGGCCGATGTCGCCATGCCGGATGTTCCGAAGGAAGACCGGGTGGTGAATGGCGAGGTGGTGAAGGGTCGGTACCGACGCTATGCCGAGAACATGGTGGCGTTGCGCAAGGCAGGGAGGATTCACTGAGATGGCGATCACCTTGAACGATGGGCGTGGCGAGTTGGGGAACCGCAGCGAACAGCGTCCGGCGCAGCGGGTGCGGATCAGGACGCCCGGCGAGCGGTACGAGGTTGACCTGTCGAAGAAGCCGGCCGGCATGGACTACAACTGGAAGGCCAAGACGATTCTTGGTGCGGAGAATGTCGAGGGGATGATCAACTACGATGCGAACGGGTGGGTGGCGGTTCCGGCCGGTCGGCATCCGGAGTTGGCGGGCAAGCGGCTGACCAAGGACGCGGAGATCGTGCGTGGCGGGCAGTTGTTGATGGAGCGCCCGACCGAGATCAGTGCGGAGGCACGGGCCATGGACGGCCACGAGGCCAGGAAGCAGGTGGCGGATCAGTTGCAGCGGCTGGGGTTGGCGGGGCATCGGGCGGCGGGGCGGGGGTTGAAGCGAAGCTATGCGCCGGTCGAGGACAGCATGGACATCGAGTGATGGTTGAGATTCATCCGATTGAGGAAGCGCCACATGACGAGCCGTTGATCGTGCAGGTGGGGCCGCACTGGTTGATGGATGTGGTGTGGTACGACATGCCGCCGGTTCGCGGGCGTGTGGCGGGTTGGTACCAGGACGGCTGGAAGTTGGTCGAGCCGACGCGGTTTGTGCGGCGGGACTTGGAGTACGAGGCGCTGTTGAAGGAAGCGCAGTACGGCCGGGTGCCGCCGCGATGAGCCCGCTGCTGTTGATTGTGGTGGTGTTGCTGGTGTTGCTGCTGGCTGGCGGCGGCTATGGCTACCATGCCGGTTGGAACGCGAGCTATCCGTATTATGGGCCTGGGTTTGGCATTGTCGGGCTCCTCCTGATCGTGGTGCTGGTGCTGGTGCTGCTGGGTCGTATCTAGTAATATGCTGTGGCACCCCGCTGGGAGCGGGTCCCGCCACCTGGACGGCAACACGGCACGCGGGATGGGACTGGCAGTAGGCTGTTGCTGACCGACCCCTCCGCCGACGCTCCCAGCGGGCCTGCTTGCAAGACATTCACACAACTGGCATGTTACCGGCCTCTGCCGCTCCCGCGCCGGGATGCTGACATGACAGCGGGCTCGCTGCCCCTCCCGAGATAATCCAGGCTCACCTGCGCGCCGTAGGACGCCTCCATCAGTGGAGCATCCTCCATGGCGGCGAACACGTACGCCCCGTCCGGCTTCAAGACCTCCCGTATGCGGTTTGGCGGGACGCCGAACTACATGACGCAGGAGATGCAGGTTGCGTATAATTACGCGACCGTCATAGGTTTCGGCGACCTGGTGAAGATCGGTACCAGCGGGTTTGTGGAGTTGGTGCTGGCCGGCGGCTCGGTGGGCACCTGCGGCGTCTTCCGGGGCTGCCGGTTCTATGATCCGAACCTGGGCCGCACGCGGTGGTCGCCGAAGTGGCCTGGGGTGAGTTTGGTGAACTCGGCGCTGCGTGTCTACGCGGATATAGACAGCGATCCGGCGTTGACGTTTGAGGTGCAGTATCACGGCACCGCGCTGACGCAGACGGTGATTGGCCAGAATCTTGATCTCGATACCACCACACCGGGCGTGCCCGGTGTGCCGGTTGGGCTTGGGTTCTCGACGGCCGGGGTGACCGGGACGCCAGCGGTGACGGCGACGTTGCCGCTGCGGATTGTGCGGATCATCACCGCGCCAGCGGTGAACGCGCTCTACACCGAGGTCAATGACAATCAGTGGCTAGAGGTGATGCAGAACACGCCGCAGATTCCTGCGGGTAGCCCAACCGGTAGGACGTAATAGCGAGAGGGGGTAGTTCGGTATGCCTATCAACAGAAGTGCTATCCCCGACCTCTTGCTGCCGGGGCTTGCCGATCTCACGGGGCGGTATCCGCAGATACCGACGCGTTGGCGCGAGTTTCTTGCTGAGGGCACATCGAAGATGGCGTTGGAGCGCATTGGGGAGATGCGCTACACCGGGCTCGCCGAACTGAAAACCGAAGGTGGGGCCACGACTTTTGACAATGCGCCGGGTGAACGGTTTGTGTGGAATATTGAGCACCGGGGCATAGGTTTAGGATTCGCTCAGAGCCGGGAAAGTTTGGATGATAATTTGTATAAGGACCAATTTAACCCGCAAGCGATGGGTCTGATTGAGAGCTTTGCGCAGACCAAGGAGATTCTGAACCATCAGTTGCTGAACAATGCGACGGTGGTTAATCCGTTGTTCGGCGGTGATGGCCAGCCGCTGGCATCGACGGCACATCCGATCGACAATGGCAGCTATGCCAACCGTCCGGCGGTCGATCTGGACTTCAACGAGAGTGCGGTCGAGTCGGCACTGATTCAGATACGCCAGTTCCCGGACCAGGCCGGACTGCTGGCGATGAGCCGTGGCATGAAGGTGATCGGTCCGCTGGCGTTGCAATGGAGCATGGAGCGGCTGTTCAAGACCGAGTTGCGAGTGGGGACGGCGAACAACGATGTGTCGGCCATTCTGTCGTCCGGGGCGGTGCCCGATGGGTATGCTATTTCAGAGTTCTTGACAAGTAGCTTCGCATGGGGAATACTGACGAACGTAAAGGGACTTGTGTACTACGACAGGGTTCCATTCGAGATGGACCTACAAGTAGACCCCACGACTGGGAATTTACTTGTGATAGGCTACGAACGTTACGGAAGCGGAATACGTAACCCCCGCGGGATTTGGTGGACGGCGCCCACAGCCTAGGGTTGCGGTATGGGTGGAAGGGGAAATGATGCCGAGGTTGTTGAAGACCGCCACCAAGCCAGTGACCCTGGAGCGCGTCCGGGAGGTGGTCGACTACAACTCGGTTACCGGCGCCTTTATCGCCCGTATCAACATGCCGCGTCGCCCCGCAGGCGAGGAGTTGACCCGAATCGACCCCAACAACGGGTACAGGTACATCAGCATAGACGGCGGGGAATACCTCGCGGCTAGGATCGCGTGGCTTCACGTCTATGGCGTGTGGCCCAGCAAGACACTGCGGATGCAGAATCGCGATAAGGCGGATTGCCGGATAGCGAATCTGGCCGAAGGATACCTGAATCCCAAATGGCCTCGGGCAACACCGGAAGGCCGCGCCGCCTACGCCAAGGCGTACCGTGAGGCGAACAGAGAGGCCCTCCGCGACACTTATATACGCCGCGTGTTCGGCATCGACCTGGCAGTCTACACGCAAAAGCTTATGCAGCAGAAAGGCGTCTGCGCCATCTGCAAGCAGCCGGAAATAAACACGTTCCGAGGACGCGTGCGCGCACTCGCGATCGACCATGACCATCGCACAGGCGCAATCCGAGACCTATTGTGCTATAACTGCAACAATATCCTGGGGCAGTGCAACGACGACCCAGACCGTCTCCGCGCCTGCATCGACTACCTAGAACGCCACGCTCTCCCGGAGAACGTGGTCCCCCTGAAGGGAGCCTGACATGGCAGGACCAGGAACCAGCTTCGGCAGTCCGCTGTTGTGTGGCACCACGGCGGCCAACATGGGCGAGGTGGTGTGCAGCCAGTCGCTGCCGCTCGGGCAGAACAGCACCACGGCGGTCTCGGCGACCTTCTTCGTGCCGCAGGGATCGCAGTTGACCGACATCATCGTCGATCCGTTGACCGCCTGGAACTCGGCGACCTCGGCGCTGCTGACGGTGGGGACT